AATTCATCCATGAGATAAAAATCCTATACCTATGTTTTATTTATATCTCGCCACCTTTAAGATCTGGCGTGCCTGGTGATTCTGGATCTTCTGTTTTACTTGTATCGATACTTTCTTTACCACCCTCTGTCTGAGTTTTTCCTAAATTTTGTTTATTAGTTTTTTGATCTTGAGACATCATTACCTGAGCGGCCATGATTTCCTGCTCAGTTGGTGGAATAGTTCCATCTTCTTTTTCTGCTGCGATAATCGCATCTTCCTCTGTGATTTCTTGATCAGTTTGTCTTAAAATCTTACGACGAATATAATTTACAGAGTAATATTTACCAATATAAGGATCAGCAGTAGCAACAAGTCCAAGTCTTTCTTGCATTAATTCTGCATCTTTAAGTTCAGAAAAATGATTATCGTATAGAAAATCATATTGAATATGATCACTCATTTGCTCCCACTCTTCTGGAGTTACCACATTTTTAAGAATTAATTGAGTTTTGAGTATATCATGGAAAAGATTACTAAATCTTTTTCTCATTCTTCCAACAAACTTACTAAATTTAAGTTCATCTCTTAAAACTTCTGATGATCTACCTAAACTAAAACTTGAATTATCAGCCATACGAGACTCAGGAACATTTAAGGAACGGAAAAGTTTCTTTTGAAAATACTCTACGTCTGTAAGTTCTCCTAAGTTTTGTCCGCCAGGCAATGTTGATATCTCAGTTCCACGACCACCTTCACGACGAGGAAGCCAAAAATCTTCCATCATTGACATATATTTCTTATCATCACGAATCTCACCAGTGTTAGCATCATAAGTTAACTTATTACGATACCTCGACATGACTTCACGAAGATATTGTTCTGCCTTTGCTTTTGGCAGATTACCAACATCAATATAAAATATTCTTCTTTCTGGTGCTCTTGATAGTCTGTAGATAACTAAACTATCCTCAATCATTCTTAATTGATTGAGTGCCTTGATTGCTTTTTGTAGATATGAAAGAACTGTATGTTTATTACGATCTACTAATCCTGATGTACAATATGCAATGGCATCTTTTGCAAACTTAACTGCATCTTTTTGTTGACCTGTAACAGCAACAGATCCATATTGATTTTTCTGATATGAGTTGGGAGTATATATGAAATATTCAGTTAAGCCAGGAAATTCAGCATCAAGTGGATTATCACTACCGCCTGGTCGATTATTATTTGTATATTGTATTGCGTTTGCACCGCCTTTTTTATTTTGCTCTCTCACATATTTAATTTTTAATGCATCAATATATCTAAGTTCCTTAATTCCTTCTTCTGGTTTTTCTAAATCTATGACTTTGTGATAATATATTCTTCCATCTACATACCAATTACGGAATATTTCATGTGCCTTCTTATCAAAATCCAACATCTCTTTGATGTATTGGAACTCTCCACGAATTATATCTTTAATTTGAGGCCCTACATTTAAGTTTTCAAGATCAATTTGAATTGGTGAATCATTTTGATCTGCAACTATTGCTTCAATAATAATATCCTCTATCGCAGAATCGACTTCGGGATGAAGTGCCATCTCGCGATATCTACGAATTAAATCATATTCTGTTTTAAATACGCCCTCTACATCTAAATATTGACCATAAAATCCTGACGCCAAATAGTAGTCAGCACCGTCCTCATTACTTTTGGGGACAGGTGAGACTACTGTTTCTGACGGTTTCTTATATGAATCATCAATCGAGAAACCAAAAAGTTGTGCCATAGTATAACTTCTATACCTATAGTGGTATTTATATTATATCCTAAACCGTGGTATTTAACAACCTATAAGTTACCTAATCCAGATGCTACTTCGTAAAATAGATAGTTAAATGTAACTTGAAACTCTTCAATTTGATCTGTTGCACCAAAATCAAGAGGAATTGAACTAACAGTGTTTGGATAAATTCCAACAAAGTTGTATGTTCTAAGAACTTTTTCTGGATCGCCAGGAGCAGATCCTTCTCTACTTAACTGTTTTACTTGAGCTGTTCTTTGATAGACTTCTGGGTTAATTGAACCTTGAGCTGTTTGTAAATCATTAATTGAATTACTCCACTTCTCCATCGCATCTCTAATTACAAAATCAGTATCATTGATTATAGTCACTGTCCAAGGATCAAAGGTACGATCTCCAGCAACAGGGAGAACGCGACCTCTATATGGAACAGGAATATTACCTAAGTTTGATGCTGGTATTTCAGCTGCCTTGACTAGGAATGGAACTTTGTCAGATACATCTGTTAAATTTATTCCTAACTCTTCGGGAAAAGCAATCTCAACTTCAAATAAATTGGCTCTTGCACCACCACCAGATAATCTAGATCGAAACTCTGTTATGTTTCTTTGATTAAACGTTGCCATTTTCTTTTTTTAACTCCTTTGGTTATTTAGTGGGATTAAATTAAACTCGACCAGCGACTTCAGAGAAGCTAACTCCTGTTCTAGTCGCAACGAATGTAAGACCGATGAAGTTAATAGAACGAGCAGGCTTGATAAAGATATCTGCCTTAAATTCATTCGCATCAATAACATCAGGTGTGTTATTTGTCTCATCGCAAATAACTAAGAAGTCTGTAATACCTCTCTTTGCTTGAACCCCACGAAGGAATGGTTCAACGATATTACGGAAGTTTGCAATTGCTAATCCAGTCTTATCACCAAATAAGAGGAATCCACCGCCAGGTGAGAATATCACTGGGTTAATTCTCTTGGTGTATAAAGTATCTCTCTGTACTTTATTTGGGTTGTATGCTAACTTAACTGTGTTAAGTATATTTCCTCTTTGAGGGCCAGCGGGTGAGAACCAAGGGAACTGTTCCTCAGATGTTCTTGCCATTAATCCAGCGATGTCGCCGTTAAGTGGTAAGAATTGGAATTTGTTGTTAAATCTATCAAACTGATACTTGTAACCTGAATCAAATACAGCAAATGATGATGATGTAATTGGATCATAGAACTGAACTACGTTATCTGTTTGTGTTTTTGCACTTGTAACGTTCACAGTTGTTTCTCTATTTGGAGAGATAACTGCAAGACAGTCCTTTCTTTGTTCTGCAATCGCAATCAATTTGTTTGCTTTTGCTTGTGATTCTGCTTGACTACCTACGATGCCAGGGCCTTGAAGTAAGAAGTTAACAGAATATTCTGCTTCATTCTCAAAGATTTCATAACCACCAATAATTGAACCAAGTGAACAAGAGTAACCACCCTCTGTACTTACACCAGAGTAGTCTTTACCACCTTGTAGTTCATAGAGTTTGTTTCCAACAAAGTTGAATTGAACACCCTCTGCATCTTGACCCCAAGTGTTATCTGTTGATGTTGGAGTAAATCCAGTTTGAATACCAGATGCGATTGATCCGTTTCCTGTTGAAATACCTACAAAAATGTTATTTGATTGTTCCTTAATTACATCCTTATAGAAAATTCTTGATCCGAATGAGTTAACTGCGTCATCTGCCTTGGATAAGAATGCAAACTTCTCAAGAATTGCACCTGTTGTTCCAGTGATCTTACCACTATCATCAACGATTACAATATGAAGTTCATCGTTCTTACTGTTTCTTGCATCAGCATATCCACTTGTGCCTGGTTTCTCAGCAATCTCTTTCCACTGTAATGCACCATTTGAAAGTTGAATAAACTGATTATCATACCAGTCACTAACTGCAAACGAAGTAAAGACTGTTGAAAGTCCTGTTGCAGGGGCAGCGATTGTAGAACTAGAATCCGATACACTTAAACCATTTGCACCAACTACAGCGTGAGCAGCAACACCTTCACTTGTTGCAGCACCAACTCTAAATTGAAGTAATCCGTTCTCTGTGTATTTTGCAGGGAAGATTGTTCCAGCAGCAGAAACACGATTCGCAACTTTAACATCAATTGAACTTGCACCAACACCAGTAACGATACCTTGAAGATATCCATCAACTGTGAATGTTGTGCCAGGCCCAACGAGTGTTCCACTAATTGCTTGAGTTACCGCAGCACCAACTGTGATATTTGCAGCAGCGTGTGGTGATACGTTAATAATTTGATCTGCAGCACCATCAATGTATGCGATTTTCATTCCATTCGCAAAACTGCCTGGGTTTCTTGCAGCTAATCTGTATGTAACAGCGTCTTCAAAATTATTTTGATAATCATCAAAGTTTTTAATCTTAAGACTTGATGTTGATCCAATACCTGTTGGATGTGTTGTAGGCATACCACCTACGTTTGCGTTATTTAAATTTGCACCGTCTGCTCTAACGACTCTTAATACACCACCATACTGTAGATAGTTTGATGC